TCTAAATTATTGGGTATACGTACATTACCCGAACCAACTTCTACGCCGTCTACAAAAATTTTGTGATCATTTACTTTTCTATGTAGTACATTAGTATTGATCCTATGTACACTTGACTCGGCAATGAACGTATCTCGAATTCCGCCGCCGATATCATCTAATATTAGATATCGGGTACCTTCAACTACATTACTCGGACCTGTCTTTTGAGGATCAATAATAGCATCAAATGTGCCCGAACTGACTCTATGAGCAGTTGTAATGGCAGTATTGGTCGGATATGTATCACCATCCCAGTTGACTATCATAATAGTATCATCTAATGGATTTATGGTCACATAGCCCACTACAAACGTGCCATCTAACTGTCGTAAATAAAGCCTACTAAGACCAGCTCGATACACTCCGGGATTTTGATTTATCAACATAGACCATGCAAGATAACTGCCTTCGTTACTAATAAGTCTAACAAATCCCTCTGACACTTCGAGATCGTAATTGCCAATAGTAATTTGTTGAGAAAATAATGGATTACTAGGAACCTGGCCACCGCTCAATGGGTCAACTCCGAGACCTTCAATGTAATCAGGAGTTGGCTCGCCTATACTGCCTAATATACTGGCAACAATATTAGTAGTAACACCTAATCGTTTGACCTTAGCAGGAGGACTGATCCAGATCGGAGTGACTAAACTCAAACTGGCAACATCGATATCAGTAGCGGTTCCTGTAGGTATTGACCTACTGCTAAATGTCACATCACTGAGATCTATTACACTCAAACTGGTCCAATCAACAAAGTTATCAGTGGTTTGTATTTCTAAACTTGGATTAAACAACATTAAAATTTGTTCAAGTATTTGTAGCTTTTGGTCAGTATTACTTGACCAAATGTCTACCTTTAGACTTAATTTAAACGGAGTTGGCATTAGCCTTTCAACTGTGTAATTATCACCTTGAGCACTACCATAAGTTTCATTGCCTAGATCGTCAGTATATACTGAACGTTCTCGTACGTGTACTTTGCCTACATAACTAGCATCTCCGAGCCTACTAGTATCTAAATCTAGATCAGTTATATACACCGCAATTCGCGGCGCTGACAGTACAGTATTTTCACTGTTTTGTTTAATAATAGTAGCAACTTGTCTGTCCTGGTCGCCGTACATTACTGGAACTCTAACCAGAGTGCCGTCACCATACTTGACTACAAAATTACTGAATAGTCTTATTGTCTGTACCAAATATCTTCTAATTTGGCCGTCATAAAAGTGTTGTGCCATTATAAATCTGCCTTGGGTCTAAGTGCTTTGCTAAGTGACTGTCGTTGATCAGTTGAGCTTGAATATAATTTCCATGCTACTTGTTTTCCTGATACAATTTCAACACTGAATGTTAACAATGCTTTACCACCTGTACCAGCTGTTACTGTGATCTGCGGGATTGTAGAATCATTAATTACCGCACTGGCAAACATACCAGCAGCGTAAGTCACCGTAGTTAATAATTGAGTAATATTAGCTGGTGTTGTATAAACATCACTAGCGAGTAAATTAACTCCAGTTCTATTACTGTTGTTAACGAATGTTCCTTTTTGTGTTTGTCTAGAGACATTAGTTTCACTGTAAGGTTTTGTAGGATCGTCGTTGGTCATAGTCATACGTACCGCATCTTCACGTTTAACCCATCTAATCCCGTCAAATCTAAACAGTCTATTTGGAAGAAAGTCTGTACGAAGATAATAATCACCCTCGTTAGGCGAATTAGGAAATGTGATGCCACTACCAAAGTCTGCACCATTATCTGGAATTCCGTCACCTAACAGGTAACCTGAATAGCCAGTACGTTGTGGTCGTTTAGCTGTTCTACTAACATCAAATCCGGTGTCACTGGCATCCGGAGGGGCTGTTGTATCATCTACTGTTTCTAGCAGCGCATTGCCCTTATCATCAACCGCTAGGGTATAAAAATGCTGTGTTTCGTATCCGCTTTGGGGTGCATCAGCTTCTGCTTCTGCTAGAATAGCATCATTAATTTGTAGTTCTCTAGCATGAGTACTTAGGATATCGCGTAAGGTATTATCTGTTTCTTCACCAGTAACTGGATCAACTACCTTTTGATCAAATATATCTTTATACTGTTGACCAGCAACTATCTTGGTCAGTTTTAATCTATACAGGTGCGGATACCAAGTGGGACTAAATCCCTCTGCCGCACGGCCCACGTCACTGATAACAAAGTATCTAGGTAAACTTACATCAAAATCATTCAGTGCAAATTCATCTTTGATGTGTGGCAGTTCTATAACATCTCCGCTAATGGGCTTTCGACCAATGGTACGTATAAAATCATTAATATGCATGGTCATATAGAGCGTATCGTTATCTATAAAGAGTCCAAATTGACTTAGGTTAAAATCTAAGTCCTGCACGTTGTAAATACCTCTAAGCCTATATATGCTAGGGTCGTATTTTCTATCGCGATTTTCTAAGAACACAAGATCTTGTATCTGTGTAATATCTTTAACAGTTGTGCCGTCGTCTGTACCTATATATTTGTGCAGATAAACGTCGGTTCCGCCAACCTGAAACATTTCGCTAGATTGGCGATCTATAAACTTGTAGTCATTGCCCTTTTCGGGCCGATAAAGTGATAATCTTGGCATAGTATAATATTTAGCGTATAAATATAATGGGAGAACCAAATGTCAGAAATAAATCCACAAGCTGAAAAACAAAAAGTTTACGATTATGTCCGCACCATGCTAGGTGACGGTATGATTGATATTGAGTTAGATGCAGCGCACTACGAAGCAGCTTTGGAACGAACTATCAATCGATTCAGACAACGTAGCCCTAATGCTGTAGAAGAAAGCTACATGTTTTTAGAGTTAATAAAAGACACAAACGACTATAGATTACCAGATGAAGTCATCTTTGTACAAAGCGTATATAGACGTACATTAGGGTCGAGAACTGGCGGCGGCACTGGTACTAATTTTGAGCCATTTAACCTAGCTTATACTAATACATATTTGTTAAACAGTACAATGTTAGGTGGTATAGCCACTTACGATATGTTTGCACAATATCAAGAAATGGTAGGTAGAATGTTTGGAGCTTTCATTGAGTTTCAATGGATACAACAGAGCCATGTATTGCGTATTTTACAAAGACCGTTTGCAGAAGGCGAAACTATCATGTTGCGATGCCATAACTATAGACCAGACTATAACTTGATCAACGACCTGTATGCTAAACAATGGATTAGAGACTACACTCTAGCAATATGTAAAGGCATGCTAGGCGAAGCACGATCAAAGTTTGCCACTATTGCAGGACCACAGGGCGGAACACAGTTAAACGGCGGTGATTTAAAAGCTGCTAGTAAAGAAGAAATTGAGAAGCTAGACAAAGAATTAGAAACACTAATTGCTGGCGGAACACCTATGACATTTGTGATTGGATAATTATGAAAGTTAATGAAATTATTTCAGAATCTGCTGCATGGCGCAGAAAAGAAGGTAAAAGCAAGAAGGGCGGTCTAAATGCCAAGGGTGTTGCCAGTTACCGTCGTGAAAATCCAGGTAGCAAACTACAAACAGCAGTTACTACTAAACCTAGCAAATTAAAAGCAGGAAGTAAAGATGCTAAACGCCGTAAATCATTCTGTGCCAGAATGGGTGGAGTAGATGGACCGATGAAGAAAGACAACGGCGAACCAACACGTAAAGCTCTAGCACTAAGAAAATGGAATTGCGAATGAAAGTTACAGAAATTATTTCAGAAGCAAAACGAGCTAAAATAACCAAGCGACAAAGTCAATCAAGTCGAGGTATTAGCATATACGGAGATGCTGAACGTGCTAATAGTGACTATGTAGCGTTTAAACTAGGTCAAGCTATGGCCTGTACAGATGGCAAAACAGTACCTGAGATCGATGCTAAAAGTTGGCACGGTAAAAAGAAAACTATTCATCCCTATACAGACGTTGAAAACGAAATGTTTAAAAAAGCAGCCAAAGCCGTCGGCGCAGACTACACAGATTTAAACCACGGTGACATGCGCAGCTTAGAATTAGACAGCGTTCAAAAAACTAGTCCCATCGCCAAGCCGAAACGCAACAAATATGGCATATAAATTCTTGACCTTGTAATAAAACTGTTATATAATAGTGTATCGTTAGGAGACACTATGATTATTGGTTTCGTTGGGTTTATTGGTTCTGGCAAAGACACTGCCGCAGATTATTTGGTTAATTTTCACGGATTTCGCAGAGATTCGTTTGCCAACACACTTAAAGATGCTGCAGCCGCAGTATTTGGTTGGGATAGAACACTGCTAGAAGGGCGTACAACACAAGCTCGAGAGTGGCGCGAACAAGTTGACCCTTGGTGGGCAGAACGTTTAGACATGCCCAATCTTACACCACGGTTAATCCTACAGCTATGGGGCACTGAAGTATGCCGTCAGGGTTTTCATGATGATATTTGGATTGCTAGTTTAGAGAATAAGATTCGTAAAACTACTGATAATATTGTTATAAGCGATGTTCGTTTTCCTAACGAAATTAAAGCTATCCATAACGCAGGCGGCAAAGTAGTACGTGTAGTTCGCGGTGCTGATCCTGAATGGTATCAAGATGCTTGGAACATAAATCAAGGCCCCGGAAACATGAGTTGGTCTATTAGTAAATCACGAATGGAACAGCGTAAAATTCACGCTAGCGAAACTGCGTGGATTGGTAAAGGCATTGATTTAGAAATTGATAACAACGGAACAATTGACGATTTGTTTAGTCAAATTAAAAATCTGGTTGAAGTCCACCCTGAACCCATTTAACGCCTTCCTTATTCAATGTGCGTTGACAGTTGGCGCATACTGTTTTTAAATTTGTGGGTCTACTATTATTTAAATTTCCGTCAACGTGATATACGTTGAACTGTTCTTTAAATTTGCTTTTAAACGAACACTTGTCACAGACATTCTTTAATCTGTAACCGTCCTTATACCATTTAGGGATCACGCTCCCGCCTTTTAAGCAAGCTTCACACTTACGTCTATAGTAAGTTCGGCCGTTTTTAACATAGTTAACGGCTGCAGGATTATATCCGCATATACATAGTGGTCTCATAGTGTATTTATGCACACCTTTTCTTCCCCTTTTTAGAGGCTATTAGACAGACTATTTTATCCAAATGCGCTAAATACATTTAGAACAAGTAAACCCTTAGGAGAAGCTAATATGGCATTAAGTTCACCAGGCGTAGAAGTCAAAGTTATTGACGAATCATTTTACACTCCAGCAGAACCTGGCACCGTTCCATTGATCGTTGTCGCGACTGCCGAGAACAAATCAAATGGAGCAGGCGATGGTACTGCCCCAGGTACATTGAAGGCCAACGCCGGCCAAGTATATCTATTAACAAGTCAGAAAGATCTTGCCGATACATTCGGCGATCCGCTATTTAAAACAGACGCAAACAATAATCCAATTCATGCTGGTGAACAGAATGAATACGGTCTACAGGCTGCGTACAGTTTATTAGGCGTTAGCAATCGTGCATTTGTTGTACGTGCTGATCTCGACGTAACACAATTAAATGCATCTGCAGATGCTCCGGCAGCTGATCCTAACAACGGAACATACTGGCTAGACACAGCAAGTACTAATTGGGGTATTTTTGAATGGAACGGCGCAGCTGCATCAACAACTGGCGGCCAAACATTTACTAATAAAATTCCATTAGTTATTACTGACCCGACTCAAATTGACGGTGGTGGTCCTGCAGCATCGGTTGGTAAAACTGGAAGCTATGCTGTTGTTACTACTCGTGATATCAATGCAGGTGACGAAGACTTAAACCTTCATCACCCAATGACTGTGTGGTACAGATCTACAGGCGGTTGGGTACAAGTAGGCGGTGCAGATTGGCTCGCTAGCTTTGGCGCTGAAGCACCAAAGCTGGCAATTCAACCACACACTAATGTTCCTCAGTGGAAAACCGCAGCACTTGATGCTGTTACTGGGTCTGTATGGATTAAAACAACTGAACCTAATCTAGGTGCTCGTTGGAGAGTTAAGCGTTGGAACAGCACAACTGGATCATTTGAAGAAGTTAATGCGCCTTTGTATACAAACTCTACAGAAGCATTATTTAAATTAGACAAAACAGGCGGCGGTGCAAACTTAGCTGTTGGACAGTTATATGTTCAATACAATACTGAAGAAATTGGTCCAGTACCAGTAGCTGATTTTAAAATTTATCGTAGACAGTCAGCTTCGCCTACAACAATTAAATCTGCTAAAATTGATGCTACATCGTTTACTACTGGTGCAAAGACATTTACCATTACAGAAACAACTAAAAATTCAGCTGCACTAAGCAGTCCAACTACTATTAGCTTTACAGTTGTTACAGCAGAAGCTGCAAACGCATCGTTAGTAGCCGGCGACATCAACGCATCGATGCCTGCTAACTCAAACGTAGTTGCATCAGTTGATTCGCAAAACAGAGTGGTAATTACTCATGAATTAGGTGGTGATATCCATTTAACAGACGGAACTGGTGGTCCTCTTGCATCACTAGGATTTATTCCGTTTGATCCAGCTGCTGATCCCGGTGATGTTGGCAGTGAAGGCAACTACACAACTAACTTGTATGAAGATCTCGACGGCGATCACGATTATGTTGCTAGCCTATGGAAGCAACTAACTTATGTTGCATCTAACATATCACCTACTAGCTTAACAGCAGATGGTACATTGTGGTACAGCTCAGTTATTGACGAAGTTGATATTATGATCCACAACGGTACTAACTGGGTAGGTTATCAAAACTTTCCGTGGTCGGGTACAGCACCGTGGGCTATGGGTCCAATTGTTGCTGCAACTAAGCCTGAATTAAATCCAGAAGGCGGCGCCCTACAAACTGGCGACCTATGGATTGACACTAGCGACTTAGAAAACTTCCCAACAATTTACAAGTATAACAAAGATTTACTAAGATGGTTCCTAGTTGATACATCTGATCAATCAACAGAAGATGGTTGCTTGTTTGCAGATGCACGTTGGACAGATGCAGGTGTTGGTGCTTCGTTTACTGAATCTACTATTGAAGAATTATTATCAAGTAATTTCTTAGACTTTGACGCACCAGATCCAGCATTGTACCCAAGAGGTATGTTACTATGGAACTTACGCCGTTCTGGATTTAATGTTAAGCAATTCAAACTTAACTATATCGATCTAGAAGGTGATAATGAGCGTAACAACGACGAATCAATGACTAACTACTATCCACATCGTTGGGTTACTATTAGCAGCAACCAAGATGACGGATCTGGTACATTTGGTCGCAAGGCACAGCGTAAAGTTGTTGTACAAGCTCTACAAGCACTAGTTAACAGCAATCAACAAATTCGTGACGAAGAAGCTCGCGTGTTTAACTTGATTGCTTGCCCAGGATACCCTGAACTAGTAGGCGAATTGATTAGCTTGAACTATGATCGCGGGTTGACTGCGTTTGTGGTAGCAGATACACCTGCACGTTTAACAAGCGATGCAACTTCATTGTTAAATTGGGGTACTAACCAACAGTTAGCACTAGAAGATAACGATTTAGGTCTTGTATCAAGTGACGAATATCTTGGATTCTTCTATCCATGGGGCTTCACAAGTGATAACTTCGGTAACAACGTAGTTGTTCCACCAAGCCACATGATGTTGCGTACTATTGCATTGAATGACCAAGTTGCTTATCCATGGTTTGCACCAGCAGGTGTACGTCGTGGTGGTGTTACTAACGCAACAGCCGTTGGATATGTGGATGCAGAAGGCGAGTTTAACTCAGTTGCATTAAACGTTGGACAACGTGATACTATGGCTAGTATCAAAGTTAATCCAATTACGTTCATTACAGGTACAGGCCTAGTTAACTACGGTCAGTACACAAGAGCTCGTGCTGCAAGCGCATTGGATCGTATTAACGTAGCACGTTTAGTTGTATACATGCGTAGACAGTTAAATGCTCTAGCTAAA